TCTTGCGGCTTTGATGGCGGCGGGCGGCATAGGGGCGCGCGCTACCGCCAACCGAATGGCCGCCGGGCAAGTCGAAAACATCGCCAGCGCCGCGCGCGGCGCGCCGGCGCGGCCCGGTGGGGCTCCCCAAGTCGGCGCAGCAAGTTCGCGCGAGGCCATAGCTACCGCAGGTGAGCGCGGCCCGGTAGTTACCTACGATCCATCCGGCCAGTTTGCGTATATCGACGGCGAACCAGTGCGGTTGGTTTTGGCCGATGGGACTGGTGTCACCGACAGCGGTAAAGTCGCACAAGTTCGTTAGACCAGAGTATTAACATGGCACGCACTGTAGTAGGAAAAACTTGGAGGCCGGAACCCAAGGCCAAGCGCCGGCACAAACCCAAGGCCCTTCGGCATCGCAAGAAGCTGGGGCCGAAGAGCGATATGAGGGTACGATAATGCCGGGCAAAGGACTCTACGCCAACATCAATGCCAAACGGAAGCGCATCGCCGCCGGGTCCGGCGAACGGATGCGCAAGCCCGGAAGCAAGGGAGCGCCGACGGCTGCGGCCTTTCGCCAATCCGCTAAGACAGCCAAGAAGAAGTAAAGGAACCTGATTATGCCGATGGTTGGTGGAAAGAAGTATAGCTACGGTCCCAAGGGTATGGCGATGGCCGAGAAGGCTGCGGCCAAGATGGGCAAGCCCATGAAGATGGCGAAGAAGAAAGCCAAGAAGAAGTGAAGAAAGACAGTCGTCTCACGCGTGCGGGTGTGGCTGGGTTCAACAAACCCAAGCGCACCCCCTCGCATCCTACGAAGTCACACGTCGTGGTGGCCAAGGAAGGCGACCAAGTAAAGACGATCCGGTTCGGCCAGCAGGGCGTGAAGGGATCGCCCGAAGGCTCGGCCCGGAACAAAGCCTTTAAGGCGCGCCACGCCAAGAACATCGCCAAGGGCAAGATGTCTGCGGCGTGGTGGGCTGCGAAGGAAAAGTGGTGAAGTGACTGATATTAAATGAAAATTATTGGCGTGGACCCCGGCGCTACTGGCGCTTTTGCCATCCTCGATTTGGATAGCCGGCACCTCGTCATTATCGACATGCCGACGACTAAGGTAAAACGCGGGCCGCGGACGGTGAACCAAGTGGACGCCGTCCGCCTCGCGCATCTCCTGCGCCCGCACGCCGATGGCGCCCACGCAATCGTAGAGAAGGTCCACTCCATGCCGGGTCAGGGAGTAGCGTCCACCTTCAGCTTCGGCCGCGCAGCCGGCATCATCGAAGGCGTCTTGGCCGCGCTCGACATCCCCTTCTCCCTCGTCCCGCCGGCCACATGGACGAAGAAGATGCGTCTGTTCGGCGGTAAGGACGGGAGCCGCACTCGCGCCATCGAACTCTTCCCCGACCAAGCCCATCTCTTCGCACGGAAAAAAGATGATGGACGTGCGGATGCTACGCTGATAGCGTGCTATGCCGCAGAGGAAGAGGCGAATGAAACATCTATTCGATTACCAGAGGGTGGGGGCAAAGTTCCTCGCCGAAAATCCCGCCGCGTTTCTGGCGGATGAGCAGGGCCTCGGCAAGACCATCCAAGTGATCGCGGCGTGTGACGCGCTCGAACTCAAGAAGGTTGTCGTGATCTGCCCGGCCATCGCCAAGATAAACTGGCGCCGCGAGTTCGAGAAGTGGGGCCACGTCGAGCGCGATATTAAAGTCTTTTCCTACGACAAGATGACTCAGTCGAAGGAGGTGCGCAATGAAATCGCCAAGTTCGAGCCGGACGTTATCGTCCTCGATGAAGCGCACTATCTCAAGAACCGTCAAGCTAAGCGCACTAAGTATCTCTACGGTCAGTTTTGCCGTGGGGATGGTCTTGTTCGTTTCGCTGATCGTGTTTGGCTTCTTAGTGGCACTCCCTTTCCTAACGATGTCAGTGATTTCTGGACACATCTTAAGGCCATCTGGCAGTATCCTCTCAACTTTACGGACTACACTCTCTACTTTTGCAAAACGTGGTCGGGACAGTTCGGGCTGAAGGTGCTGGGCAACAAGGCCGAGAGGATGGGCGAGTTCAAGACCATCCTCAAGTCGATCATGCTCCGCCGCAAAACCGAGAGCGTGCTGAAGGAACTGCCGCCCCTGTGGTGGCAGGACTCCGTGGTCGAGGTCGATGGCTGGGACGACATGGCCCACATCGAGAACGAGCAGGAGCGGGCCGCGGTCGAACTCATCCTGCAAAGCGCCATCACGCAGAGCGACGTGGGCGACAAGCTGGGTGACATCGCGCCGCACATGGCCTCGATGCGCCGGCTCACCGCGCTGGCCAAGGCGAAGCCTATAGCGGCGCAGTTAGCGGCCGAGTTGAAGGACAACGCCTACGAGAAAGTCGTGGTGTTCGCTTACCACCGCGCGGCGCTCGAAGCGTTGCGCGAAGGACTGGCTGAGTTCAACCCGGCCTACATTGTGGGCGGCCTCGGAAATCAGGAGCGCCAGTCCGAGATTGATAGGTTCCAGAACGACGCCGAGTGCCGCGTCTTCATCGGCCAGATCACGGCCTGCTCGACAGCGATCACGCTGACTGCGGCCAACCAAGTTGTCTTTGCGGAGTTGGATTGGACCGACTCCACCAACGCTCAGGCGTCGAAGAGATGCCACCGAATCGGGCAAACCCGACCAGTAATTGTCCGTTCATTCTCTCTACACAACTCCGTGGACGAGATCGTAAACAAAGTTTTGCGCCGTAAAGCTCAAATGATATCGGAGGTATTGGAATAAAATTCTGGGTAATGGGCGCGCACCGCCCGTACATAGGCCCGCTCTGCGTCCGATACGTTTTTAAAATACCCCAGATATGTGCGAACACCGTCTATAGTTATTCTGGCGATATATGCGTCTCGGCTCTTTCTATAACTTACGCCCCTATAAGGGGAGTCCCTATTAAATTGATTCTCTGTCGGCGTGGCTTCACGTAGGTTTGCTATCCGATTGTCCGCGCGGTCTCGGTTTATGTGATCTATAAAACTTACAGGCCAACACCCGGTTGCGATAAGCCACGCTAGACGGTGTACTTTATACGTCACACCTTGAACCTTAACTTGGTAATACCCGCCCCCGTCTTTGGCTCGCACTACGTGGCCAACGGGAACGCGATTGTTAGGCGACACTCGCCAAACGAGATCGCCAGTTTCCGGATTGTAGGAGAATAGTTGACGCGCTTCTTCGGCGGTCATAGTGTGCTTAGGCATCGGCTGCTCCTGTCTGGCAGTTGATGTTGGGCCGGCGGATGTGGAGTCCGCCGGCCCTTTTTATATCACGGCTTTTAAGAGAAGGAAACCGGAGGCGGCCCAACCCGCCCCCGGCCCCTATCACTTAAGTCAAATCAGGTCATCCAAGTCTGAGATGTCTGCGGTCGGCTTGGCCTCCGCAGTGAACTCGTCCGCCGCAGACAGGCGCCCGTCCATACGGGGGCCGTCCTTGATCTTCTGAAGATTGCCGAGGCTAAACGCCACGCCGTTGTTGCCGTTGACGCTGTAGGCGTAGGCCCGCAGCGACGCCTTCACCACCGCACCCGGATAAATCTCTTTAGGATCAGTGATGATGGCCGGCTTGCCGTCCGGCCCAGCGTAGATCGACACGACGCCGGGCGCCTGCTTCGACTTAACATTGACGAAGACCGAACCCTCCGGGTAGCCCTTGTCCACGGCATCTTCGCGGAACGGCATCCGGATTTTGCCGGCCTTAATCATGTCGCGCGTCTTGTCGCCCCACTTCTCCTTGGCGACAGCCATCACGGCGGCCTTCATGTCGGTGATGTCCACGTCGTCCTTGAAGACGAGGGCGCAGCTATAGACCGGCTCGCTGGCGCCCGGAGGCGTCTGCGGTTCAAAGATGTGGGGGTAGCTGATGACGGCTTCAGGTGTAATAACTTTTGTCATAACGTAGTTCCTTGTTCACTCGTTCACGGTAAATTCGTCAGACGCCAGAAGGGCGGCCGACGGTCGGGCGTCGGTGTCGCGGACCATCGAAAGGCCGGACGACACTGACATGACGAGATGAGCGGGGACATTCTTCTTGCCCACGATCTTCTCGATCTGAGCGGGCGACTTGATCTTCTTCTCGAAAATCTCCTCGTCCTCCAGATTCTCGGAAGCCGCCCATTCGAGCAACTCCTCTTCGTTCTTCCAGCGCCGCGTCGGGCGGCGCTCCACCAGTTTGAAGCCCGGCACAGTCTCGCCCGCTTCAAGCAGTGCGTTGGCGTGGCGGCGGATGGATTTGATCCACTCTTCGATGAGCGGAATCTTGTCCATGTAGGCCGCGACTTCCTCCGGCGTGATGTCATCGGCTACGCGCACCGCGCCGAACTCATCCTGCGCCACAGCCAGCGCGCCCCGGCGCAGAGCCGAACACGTGCCGGACGCCTTGCAGAACTGGCAATGGTCGCCGGGAATAAGCGGGGCGTCGGGCTTGAGCGCAGCGTGCGCGGCGTCGATCAAGTCCGTCCCGAAGTCGAGTATTTCGTCCTTCGTGTAGGAGTAGACGCGGATCGAACCGTCGCGGTGCTGGGCGCGGGGTTGCACGATAGCGGTGTGAACTTGATTGATAGGCGCTTTGGCCCCGATCTTCAGCACGGCGCCCAGCGCGTAGTATTTTAACTGAGCGTTGTCCTCGACATCGACGGCAACGCCTTGGCCGTGCTTGTAGTCGATGATCCAGAGGTTGCCCGTCTCCTTGCCGTAGATCGTGCAGTCGCTCGTGCCGAACATCGGCATCGGCGGGTCGAGAGCTTCAAGGCTGAAGCGTTGCTCAAGCCGCACCAGCGCCGGCGCCTCCTCGGCCTCGACTGCGCGGACGTAGTTGACGTAAGTCTGCACCGCGGCGGCCATGTTGTCATCGACAACATGATCGTTGAATGAGCCGCCGATGCACAGGGCTACGTCTTCTATTCCCTCACGAAGACAGTGCTCGCCCAGTTCGTGCGCGGCCGTGCCGAGTTCGGCGAAGGGGCTGCTCTCGTCGGGGAACCGCTCCTCGGCTTTGAGGCTGCCGGGGCAAGCCATGCGCCGTTTCGAGTTCGACGCGCCGAAAGACGCGTGGGCTATTTCACCAGCCATGTCTTCACTCTCCTGTTCTTGCGGTCTTGGATAGCGCGGATTTCGTCCCAAAGTTTCGGGACCATATGGGCAGTAAGATATTCCCCGCCCGCAAGCGGGCGGTAGTGGCTTGGCGTTCCGAGGTCCGCCCCCCACCCCTCCGGGGCGTACCTGTTGCTAAGTGATTCCTCGTAATCGGGGTCGAACATTATCAGCCCTTGATGCTCAGCGGGCAAAGGCGGTGGCCCATGTTCAGCACGGTGCCATTGTCATAGCGGCACATTTGGTTGCCGTTCTCGAACCACTGCGCGACGAGGTAGTGCGTCATCTGGTACTGCGCTGCGGCAGGGGTGGCACTAAGGGCCAGAGCGGCGGCGATAACAATCTTCTTCATTTGTATCTTCCTTCTTCAACGAACGTAGAAACCTGCCTCATCCCGTGCTTCCTGAGCCACGTGGTGATGGCGTTCACTTCAGCCTTCACGGCGATGTCGATCTCGATCTGGCGGGCAGCGGCCTGCGCGTCGAGCACACTGTCGAACCACAGCACCCCACCATTGGGGTCGCGTATCCAGTATTGCTGCTCTTTCTCTGACCAATGCGCTTTCGGTGTTGTCACCAGTCGTTCTCCTCATCCATCAGTTCTGGCATATGCTCACGCATCCATGCGCGGCGGCGGCACTCGGCCATGTAGTCGGCTTGCCGCTCGGCCCACTTGGCGAGGTAGCGGTCGGGGATCATGCGGGGTC